ACTGTGCTAACGTTGATGTTGTAAGACGATTTTCGATTGACGGATGATTCGCCAACCTGCAGTTCACTCCATACTTTTTTTGCGAGTGGAGTAGCAAAGGCATCGACTCGAGTTGTGAGGATTACGTTTTCATCCTCATCAAAAATCTTCTTGTCGATCTGTATTGCCCTTGCAGCATCTAAAACATAATTGCGCCCTTTCAGAGAAAAAGGGACTAAATAGACATCATAGGAAGAGCCCACGATTGGTTCAGCTATATGCCTAGCTGTCACAATGTGGTCTTTAACTCTGAAGCCCATTCCATGTGGTGTCAACGTTCCATCTGGTTTTTGCAACATAATTGCCACAACCTCTTTCCTATCAGAAGGGAAAAATCCTGATCCATCGATAGCCATCTCATTAACTCTATTGTTTAAAACATCGGTTGATGGAAATTTGACGTGCACGACGGTAGGGAATCCGCCTGTATGTTTTTCATCTGTACAAACTGAAACTTGGGTTTTCACGACGTCGTCCTCATAGGAGATTGTTTTCACCGCGGGAAATTTACTTCGTAAAACATCCACGATGCAACGGTAACAACTAATGATGCCGGCAGTCAACAGGAGCGGTATGGCGACGTTTAGAGCGACAAAAACGACTAAGTAAAGAGTCTGGGTATTGAGCCACGGAACGGCTGCACTAACCACAATGTTGTAGGGATATCCCACTGCATCACGAAAGAAATCTCCGACAGCGGCCCAGAAAACTAAGGAGGCTACCACCACATCCTCAATACTTGTTGGAGGGAAAGATAGTTGGCCTGTTTCGGCAGCTTCTACGGAATTATCTAACAGAAGCAGGTTAAACATCAACATTTTGATCAGAAACATTGACGCGTTCTTTGCATTAATTGATGACAGGCAGTAGCCTCGATCAAGCGGAGCCCGTTTTGCAGTGTGGGTCGGGATATTGCGTATGCAATTAATCTCCGATTGATTCATTGTCAATTCAATTTGAGCAGGACCGGACTCAACGTCGAGAAACCACCCTTCGTAAGAAGGATAGTCCCAAGTCCATACTATTAGCTGTAAGAACACATGGCCTGGTTTAAGGGAACCAAGGAACTGCGGTACTGGGTGGTTGTGAGTGATATCAATGAACCCTCCAACTTTCAATAGGAGATCAGCGCCCAGTTTTCTCAACAGGTGCAATGTGATGAGTTCAGCTACTCTACCGTAATCATCAATTACATCTCTGGCTGTTGTGAAACAACACGGATCAACTTGCAAGCGATTGTCGTGTGGATTTAATCTACGGGCTTCCACCATTAACAGTTTACCGGCCAAAGTTGGTCTTTTACTGAGATAGAAGCTCGACACGTAAGAAAGATCACCAAATAAGTCACAGTGGAAATTATAGACTTGGTAGTCTACAATTCTGCGATCGTGGGTAAAC